GAGGATTTTGTTATGAATGAATTTACTCTAGCGAAAGCCCATTGTTGCTGTGTAGTACCTGGTCGGTGTCCACCTCTCCATGCAGCCATGCCTCTATCGTAAACTTTTTTTAGAATACCGTATGGCATTCCAGATTTTTCAGCTTTATTTTTTAGACCTTCGATTTGTTCAAAAATCTTTTTTGCTGGGTGGTCTTCGTTCTTCATTGCCTTATCTAAATCTTTTGCCTGTTTAGCGTGTGCCTTTACTGCACCTTTTAACTGACCTATAACATCTTTGACCGTAGGTTTATCTTTACTATCTAAATCTTCTACTAGTTTTGATAACTGATTAATTTTAGCATATTTAATTGCTAATTGAGTTGGTATATCCATATCTTTAATCATTTTCTTAACAGCAGGTGTAACATCTTTTTTAGTTTTATGTTGCCATACTTTTTTGATATTTGCTAATTGAGATGTATTCATTTTAGGTTTTAGATAATCAACATCTTCTTTCATCTTCTTCATTTTATCTCTTAAATGTTTATAAGCAACACCGACCTGAAGTAATGGTTCACCTGTTTCTGGATTTACCATTTTTTCAGTTTCTTTTTTAGCAACTTTAGCTTTATCCGTTTCTGCTTTTACTTTTAAAGATTGTATCTCTGCGTCTTTTTTATCTATCTCTGACTTTAATTTTTCTTTATCATCTGTTTTTTCTTTTTTCTCTGCATGTTCAGCTTCGCCGTCAGGTGCAACATCAGTTTTTTTCATCTTCTTTTTTTCATCTTCTTCATTAACAGATTCAGGTACACAATTAGGTACCATTTTGTCACCTTTTTTCTTCATGCCTACTTTTTTATAACCAACCCAACATGCTTCATAAACTGGATTGTAAAAATCTTCGTCTGCGCTTTCATCAATAGCATAACTTTCTGCTCTTATTGTTGCGCCATAATTGTTTTTTAAATCTGTAGCATACTTGTTAAGGTCTGCACCTTTTCCATCTACTTTTAATGCTTTTTGTGTTCCTGAAATAGTGAAACCTTGTTTTGCTAAATCAGTTGAAGCTTTTGCCATCATGTCATGTGTTTTAAAAGATACTGTCATCTTTTTAAATTCGTGTATCAGTTCTTCTTTTACAACTTTACTAAATTCTAAAGCATTTATTTTTTTGCCGCCTCTACTTAAATTTATTTCAGCTTGTTTCATAGCGTCATTACGATTACTAGCATTTACAACCATTTCAAAGTCTTCAGGATTAGGTTTGTTTTTGTAATCAACTTCACCTTCCATTCTAAATTTTGCCTCTTGTACATCTTCTTTTACTTCACCTAAAATATTTTTTACCGTGTCAACAGGTAATTTCATTACCTTTGCAATCTCTTCAGCACTTTTACCTTGATCAAACATTGTAGCAATAGTTTTCATCTTGCCTTCTTCTAGGTCAAAATCTTGTTGCGTTACTTCTTCTCTAAAACTACCAAATGGACTAAAAGTAGTTACTTTAACACCCATATTTCTCACTGTAAGTTTAGATTGTGAACCACTTGATACAAATGGTATATTTGCTTTAGATAATTTTTTTAGGTCATCATCTTTGAATTTATCCAAGATGTTCATTAATTGTTTTGCTCTAGCTGCTGTAATAGTTTTACCTTTTAAAGGTTTGTATTCTTTGCTAAGAATTGCAATCTGCATATTAGATAGGCCTTCTTCTATAGCCTGTCTCATTGTTTTTCTGTATCTACTCATTAGTTGTTTACCTTTGCTCCTGCTCTCCATTGATAACATGACCAGTATCTTGCTTTTGTTTTAGGTCCTGGATTATCGCAATTGTGCCTAGCTCTGAAGCTTTTTCTTCTTGCTGGGTCATCTCTTTTAATACTTAATCCTGTTGTATCACCAAATGAAACTTTGATTACTTTACCTGCTTCGTTCTTAACATATACATAGAATTTTTTACTTCCACCACGAATAGGGTCATTTAATGTTACTTTTTTACCTTGATATTCTGCTTCATAAATGCCTTCTTGTTCATGTTCAAAGATACATTCTTCGCAAGATTTGTCAATGTTTTCGTACTCGTTAAATGTTTTCATTATAGTTTTTCTATCATTTTGGCCACTACCTCTGATAGTTTGGCCTTCCATTCGTCTTTGTATCGTTCTCTATATTTATTCATTGTTGACTCTGTACTTGCCCATTCTTTTACATCTTTTTCAGATGGTTTTTCTTTTTCTCTATCCAAGAAACCTTTTACTTTTTTAATAGGATTTTCTTGACCTGGTGTCATATCAACTGTATGTTTTGTATATTCAGGTGTTCCAACCTCATAAACTTCACCATACATTTTTTTAAATTTGGTAGTATGAATACTTGGTTTAGTCTTAGCACCTTTATCACCTGGCGCTGGTCTGTTATCATTCTTAGTGGTATCTCTATTCTTAAAATGATCTGCTCTCTTATCTTTTGTGCCTTTTTTTAAGTCTTTGTAATACTTTTTAGGTTGAGTACCGTCTTTTTTCTTCACATCTTTGTCCTGAGGTAAAGCATCCATATCTTCTTGCACCTCAGATACAGCTTCAAAACCATAATCAACATTCAAGTTTACTTCTCTCATGTCTGCCTCTCTATCGGCTGCCACAGGAATACAATCCCATATCCATGCCTTATGTAAATTATTATTACTGTCTTCTAATACAATAAAGTTTGTTCCTTTTCTCTGTACTGTACCTTTTATATCTTCTTTGACATAATCAACCTTGTCTCCAATGTTGAATATTTGGTCTCTAATATAAAGGTCTCTAATTTGTTGTTGTTCAAATTCTTCCATACTAGCAATTGGTTGTGCTTTTTTCATGTAAATATAATTAGCAGCCAATCTCATTCCCTTTCTTACTTGTTTCATAAGTCTATCTGCGTCAACACCTGACGGTAGTCCTTTTTTAAAACTAGCAAGGTCGCCCTTAGCAGCTGCAGCTCTCATCTTACTTGCACTCATACCCGTAGCTCCCTCTGCGTCTGGATCTCTCTCGCCAGCAGATACAACATTGACATTATCAAAGTTATAGTAACCATGTCTTGATTTTACATTGTTGTATTTGTTAATTATTGTTTCAAATTCTCTAACTCTATCGCTACCTACAACCATAAAGATTTCTGTAATGCCTTGATTGTGAAGTTCAGTACAAATATCTAATATCATATTTGTAGTGTTAATTACTATCTTTCTAGCATGTCTAGGAAACATCTGTTTCATTATTGATAGTTTATCTCTAGCAGATAGTGGATTCTTTTTAGCGTCTTCACTTCTACTTAAATAAATTCTGTAATCGTCAGCACGAACACTTGCAACTTTATTAATTAATTTTTCGTGACCTATTGTAGGTGGATTAAATCTACCAAATGTAAATGCTAAAGTTCTTCTTCTAGCCTCATGCATTTCTAAATCATCTATTTCTTTATCAGTTACTTTGCCGTCATCTAAAATCTTTTTACATTTCTTATAGAATTTTAGATAGTGATATTTTTCTAACATCTTATATATCACGGCTTTTGGTAATCTATTTTTAATACCATACTTTCTAATTTCATCCGGTGACATGTCTTTATCAAATGCAGCTCTTCTTTCTACATCAACACCGTCACCTATCTTTATAATATCTTTTATACTATCTTCTATCTCATCTAGTTTTGAATTAATTTTGTCTTGTAAATTTAATACATCATCATTTGTTAAACCCTCTAGTTCTCTGTAATCAATAATATCTCTTTTTAATTCACCTTTTACCACATCTATTTCTTGTACTTTCTTTTCAAAATCATTGACATACAAAGAAGCATCAAAAGTAAAATCTTCGGGTCTTTTAACAAACTCATTATCTTCTATATCAAATACAGTGTCAGCCTTTTTTTCTTGGTCTTGATAAGTCTTCATGTCTGTAATAAAGTAAAAGTTTATCGGGTGTTTGGTGCCTGGTATTAATTTACCTTGTATGTTATCTGGATTTTTAGCAGACAAATACTTTTGAGATAGTCTTAATCTTTCGTCTTCTCTTTTATCTTTTGGTACATCAAACAATACATTTATGTCAAGGTCTGCGTCATCTCTATATCTTTTTGTTAAGATAGAACCAATAAGACCAATCTTTACGACTGGATATTCTGTTTCAAACTCCTCAATCTGTTTATCAATTAATGATTTAACACTATCTTTAATTTTAGGATTGTTAGTATCAGCGTTATCAAATACACCTTTAGCGTAAGTTCTTCTTGGTATATCTATGACTGCCTCTAAAAAAGTTTTCATCTTCTCTTTAATCTTCTTTCTGTAGCCATCCATCTTTTTGCTGTGTATGACTTAATTTTATTTGTTAATAGTCTTCTAACTGCTTTAGAACATCTGTCCATAATTTGAGTTGTCAATTCTCTATCGTCTTTACTATTATCAATAATTATCATGTTACCCATACCAAAACTATTTTGAAATTTACCTATATTACTTTGAACAACACTATGTGATTTTCTTGTAATATATTCTGGTACACTTCTTTCTCTTTTTTTGTTTCTTTCTAATGCAACATCTAGACTTGTATTTACAAATATCATATAGCAATCATAACCTAATTGATCTAGTATTGCTTTTTGCCTTGCAATCTTATCGTAATCTCTGCCTGTACCATCTATGACCATACCTAATCTTCCTTTAATAGATAAGTCCATAGTTTTATCTGTAGTACCTTTTGCTCTAGCTCTTAATATATCTCTCGCTTCTGCCTCATCTTCAGGCATTTTTAAAGATAATCCATTTTTTCTTAATGCACTTTCAAAGGCACTATCTGAATTAATCTGTCTTAGACCTGTGCCACCAAATGCATTTCTAGTTACAAATGTTTTACCTGAACCTGGTCCACCTGCTAAAAAGAAAGCCTTAAATATATTAGGGTCATATAAACCTTCTTTTAAATCTTGAAATCTTATGTCGTCAAACTGTTTCATCTTTTATAACCTGTTCCTTTTTTTCTATCACTCCATCTTTTTTGCCAAGCATATTGACTCATTTTTATGCCAATACTTTCAATGATATCGTAATATATATCTAATATTCTTATCATTTTCTTTTTAATTAAATTAATTGTATCTGGTATTGTTCTCATTAATTCCATCCTTTTGGCATTGTAAAGTTTTGCCTACTAAATTCTAATCTATCTACAAGTTTAATTGCACCTGCAACTTTATCAACTGCAACATAACCCTCTGGTGCTGTTACTCTATAACCTGTTGATGTTCTTATAAAATTACCTATGCTTTGTATTTGATTCATTTTTTGTAATAAAGTATTCTTACAATTACCTAATGTTATATGGCTTGCAATTGCAAAATATAATGCTGTTCTATTTCTATCTATAAATCTTAAATTATCTATCTTTGCTTTTTTAAATTTCTCTTTACCTTTTGGTGTTTTTCTATTATCAATTTCCATGTTTATAAAGTTTTCATAGTAATCTCTAAACTGTTTTTGCATAGTAGAAACTTTATCCATACCAGCATTTGAGTTTTTAATATAATAATTAAAATATGTTTTTAATCTATACCCAATTGATAGTTCATCTCTTGATGACTTACTAATTAAATCTAACATAGGTCCTGCTTTTTTTAATGAACCCTCTGCCATTCTTATTTGACTATCAAATCGTGATAACTCTTGTTTAGAAAACATTACGGAAGTTTCTTTATAACCTGCACTAGCTAAGAACACATTTCTATTTGAAGAACCTCTTACTGTACCAAAGCTAGCAGATAAACTGTCCATAGATTTACCATTATATTGAGTATGAAATACAATACCCATTTTTGCTTTTATAATTCTTTTACCTAAATCACTTTTAATTGGTACTGCATAAGTAATTGTATTTGGTGTAAATGAAACCATTTTTTCGCCATCTATATTGACAGCTTTTAAGTCATTTGTAAATAATAAATCACCTTGTAGAATACCTTTTATATTTAATCTCGATAGGTTATTTAAACAAACCTGTAATTTATCTGCAACAACACCACCATGGTTTTTACGAATGTCGGAAGATGTGTAATTAATTTTAGGATTTTTATTGAATACTGATTTAGTACCTACAAAGAATTTACCATTTTCAGGATTAACACCACATATAATAGCTGGCGCACCGTCCCATTTGACGGTCATGTTGACACCACCTAAACGGCCTGCTAACATATCTCTTACTGATTTAAGGAAGTTTAATGCATTATCACCACCTTTAGAACCACGATTAATTATATCGTCTTCTAGGTGTTCTAAGTGTGTATTCTTATCTTGGGTCTGAAACCCTTTAAAACTAAACATTTTTCTCTCTCATTTTGTCCCATTATACTATAATAAAAGCGCTTTGGCAAGCACTTTTTTCAACAAATTCATTAACAAATATAATACTATTTATACTATGAAACCTTTATGAAGTAAGAAGATTGATCAGTATTTGAAGCTGCATACCTAATCATCTCAGTTACCACTTTATTTCTCTGTTTTGGTGTACCTTTATAAAAGGTTTCTAAAAATACCATACACATATATTTTGACGCTCTAAAGTTTAATGATTGTGTATTAAATTGTTTTACAAATTCTGGTTTAGGTACAATAGGAAACTCAGCTTTTTGAAAAGTGTTTTGTTTATTATAAAAAGTATTATATAAATCGTATATTCTATCTACATCTATGTTGCTTAATATAGACCTTTCATTCCAACTATCACTATTGCCACCATTTATATTTTGACCTATATGTTTTTTACAATAGAAATTTATATTACCACCACCTATTTTACCACCAGCGGCAGAAACACCTTTAATTTCTCCTTGCCATTCAGCACTACCACCAAATGTTCTAAACTGCACCTCTTGACCACTCATGTACATATAGATATCTTGTGATGAAAAAAAGTCTCCTTTTTTACCATATCTAAAACCTTCAAAGCTTATATTGACATTGTTTATTCTTTTAGGTAAATTAAATTCTGATATTTTTGCACTAACGCTAGTTACTTTTTTCAATGATATTCCTAATAATCTTGTTTTACCACCTAATTTTCCTGCTTTTTCTAACACTTGTTGATTTAATTCTGACCATGTTTTGTATTTGTTCGTCAAAGGGTATTCTGTTGTAGGATATGTTGACATCCATATATCACCTGGATTCCACTTATCATTGCTAAAAGAACCTGGTGCTTGAGGTGTATCAGATTTTTTATCATCTTTCATAATCTGAGCCTTAGCTTCATATATTTTTTTCATAAAGTTAGAACCTCTATGAAAAAATACATTACCACTAATTTTATTTTTATATGTTTTAACTAATACATTTGCTGTCTTGACAAATACATCATGCCAATCTTCAGGACATTTATCCATAGCGTCATATAAATTCATGTCTGCTTGAACATATCTAGCAGAGGTACCTAATTCTTTTAAGGTAGGTGGTTTTTTTAATTCTTTACCTGCAACATTAAAAGCATAAGAACAATAATAACATTGAGCTGACTCTGCAATTCTAGTTAAGTCTGCACCACCACCTGAGCCAGAGGCACCTCCACCAAAATCTTTGTCTTTAAAGATTTTAAGTATTGATACTGATTTTAATTTTTTAGAAGTTAATGTGTCTCTGTAAACTAAAATCTTTTTAGTCTTATCGTAGGTTACACCATAGGCTTTAGGACCAGTTTCAGTTGCACTTATTGTAAAGGGTTTCTTGTCTTGAATTTTTAATAAGACAATTTCGTGTCTGTCCTTACCAGCATAAACGCCGGCAGACGCACCCTTATTGAAGTCTTTTGTTTGTAAATATGCCATTAATCTCTCCTACACTATTTAGGAGAGTTTGGCAACTAACTATAAGAACCTGCTATATAATTCCAGAGAAATTTAGGTATACCACCGTTTTCTTGCCAGACACGGTGTTTGTTTTGAAAGTCTGCAAGCTGTTGAGCGTCTTCTTCAAAGAAGTGTTTAGCAACCACATTATCTGTAGGTGTCTCTAAAACATGCCAAAGTATCTTTTTACCTTCTTTGGCCATCTCTACTTTATATTTTAGTTTCTTTTCCAATACACCTGGTCTCTTATCACCTCTATGAAATCTAACTTTTTGTGTTTTCTTTTTTACCATATCCAACTTATATATGAGTAACGAGTACCTTTTGTTACCGGTTCTACTTTATGAGGGTACATAAAATTACTAGGAAATATTATAACATCACCTTTTGATAAGTCTGTTTTTTCATCTACTAGATAAAACTCACCACCCTCGTAATCATCATTTAAAACTCCTAATACACTTAATATAGGAACACCTTTTCTTTCACCATCAAACATTGAATGAATATGGTCTGCATGTAAGGCCATCATTTTATTTTCAGCATACTTATTAAATCTTACATGTGAATAACCTTGATACTTGTCAAACCAAGGCATGTTTAATTCTTTTACATATTCGAAAGCTGTGTTGTCAACAATATCATTTAAAGTTTGTTTAGTAGATACATTACCCCAACTCATAGATAATTCTTGTGAGCCACTTCTAGGTTTATGTTCATTTGTCTTAGCATTATAAAATGTATGTTCTTTAAATTCTAGTGTGTCCATTTCTGATACAGTTTTGGCACATATCTCATCTGATACCACACCTCTATATAACTTTGCAAAATGCATTATGTCGGTCATAGTTTGAAATCACTAAATTTGTTGTAAGCGTCCTCTTTTTCATCTACTTGATTTGAGTTAACAATGTTTTGACTTGATTGTTGTACATCATATAATCTCATTTTGGATCTGTCAACACCAATAATAAATGCACGATTAACGCTTGGGTCATTATATCTATTCTTTAATTGTTTTACTTTCATTTGACCTAATGCCTCTAGTTCTTCGTTTGACATTAACGCAAACATAAAGTCAGCAGTTGCTGGTAGACCAAAACTTTCAGAGGTATCTTCAAGACCAATATCAGTTGATACAAAACCAGTTCTAGTTGTTTGTGTTGCACTAAAAATAGGTACATTATGTTCTACTGCAAGACCTCTTAACTCTTCAGCAATTGCTTTAATGTAAAAGTAAGAAGAAATATTACCACCTTTAAATCTACTTGAAGCACATATGTTTAAATAATCTATAAAAATAACATCTGGTCTAAATGATTTTTTCAAAGCCAATTCATTAATCAATGATTTAAAATGACCTGCATGAGCAGACGCCGTTGGATATTCTTTGACAATAAGTTGACCTTGTGTTTTTTCTCTTAACTTTTTAATCTTGCCATCATATAATTGTTTAGGCATATCATGTAGGTCTTCCATTGTAACATCTAATAAGTTAGCATCAATTCTTTCTGCAATTCTTTCCTCTGCCATCTCTAAAGTAATATACAATACATTTAGACCTTGTAGTAAATAACTTGAAGCAACATGACACATGAATAATGATTTACCAACACCTGTACCTGCAAGAGCAATGTTTAATGTTTTACTTGGTACACCACCTTTTGTAATTCTATTCATGTAATCTAAATCAAACTGATATCTTTTTTCTTTTGTATGATAGAATTGAAATCTAGCTTCTGCGTCTTCTATATAATCGTGACCAACTGACTTGTCAAATGATACTGCTAATGCGTCTGATAATATATGTGGTATGGCCTCTGCTGTTTGTTTCTTATCTTTACCATCTAATATTTTAATGCCACTTAATACTGCATTATGAACAGCACGATCTTTACAAAACTTTTCGGTTGTTTCAGTAAGCCATTGTTCATCTGCTTCAGTATTTTCAACAGCAACAACATAGTCTTTTAAATGATTTAGTTCTTCTTCATTAATATCTTTTCTTTGGCCGAGTTCAATCAACATGGCGTCTTTTGTAGGAAGATTATTATACTTCTCTATAAATTTAAATATCTCACCATATAGTAATTGTTCTACACGGTTACCAAAATATTCTTCTTTGATAAAAGGTAAAACTTTTCTAGTGTACTCTTCTTTGAAGAAGAGACTAGATATTATTGTTTGTTCAATTCTTGATTGCTGTACCATTTTTTAATTTCTCTTCTAATAATTCTAATAATATGTCACCAATATACTCTATAAATTCAGAATTGTCAAGCAGTATTAGATTATTTGGATTTTTATCTACCGTATAATCAAACTTCATAGGTAATTTGCCATCATCTTGTTTCTCGGATTCTGGTGCAAATGCAACTCTACCATAGTGATAGATTACATCTTTGAATTTACCCTCTGTTAACTTGACACAAGAATAATCTTTACCTTCTTGTTGAGCAAAGGTGTATCTTCTAGTCTTCGTCTTGTCCGTATGTGAATTTTCTTTTTGTGTAGTCATCAATCTTTTCTAATATTTCTTTTGTGTAATACTTTTTAGGCTCTGTATTGATTGACTTACCAAAAACTTTGGTGCCATCTGGCATTTCATATCTTGTAGATACTTTCTTAAAGACACCAGCTTCTTCGCCGAGTTCTAAAAGACCATAGTATCTGTCAAGACCAGTTTTATAAGTTAGTCTTACATCTATTTGAGCATTCTCTTTTGTTATTCTTGATTTAAAGTTTTTACAATGTATAATATTACCAACTACCTCTGTGCCGTCTTTTTCTTTTCTTTTGCTTAGGTAGATGATTGATGAAGCAGCGTATTTCAAACCTGAACCGCCACCCATTTCTTTTTGAGGGAACATAGAACCAATAACATCATATGTGTGATTGGTCATAATCATTGGAACACCTGCTTGACCTAGTTTTAAAGTCAATACACGGAAAGTAGATTTAACAATTTGACTTCTTGTCATATCTCTAGTTTCTTTACCAGCAGCTGTATCTTCCATCTCTTTTGTAGTAGATAACATACCTAAACTATCTAATACAAACAACATAGGTTTTCTACTTGCCTCTGGTTGTTCTAAATATTTGTCAATCACTTTAATTGATTGAGCTCTGAATTCTTGTACTGTTGCAACTGGCATTACCAATATTCTGCCACTATCTACACCACGACTTTCAATCATGTCTTTTGAGATAGCATTCTCTGATTCAAAATAGATAACACCTGCGTTAGGGTCTTTATCTAAAAAACTTTTTACCACACCTAATGCAAAAAATGTTTTACCCGTTGCAGCTTCACCAGCAATTGCTGTAATACGATTGTTTGGTAAACCACCGTAAATAGAACCGGACAATAATGCATTGAAAGAATATGAACCTGTATCAATAAACGAATCAACATCACCTCCAGCAACACCGTCTTTTGCCAATGTGGCATACTCATTACCAGTTTCTTTTATAATATCTTTTAAAAAATTACTCATTATTTCTCCTAATATACATCATTTGTTTATAATTGTCAAGCCTTATCTGATAATATCTATCTGACTTTCTTTTGTCCATATTTCAAGGTCATTTCGTAAACGACCATCCTTATTTAGATTGTCAAATCTTTTGGTAGCCATCTTTCTCCACCATTCTATTAGTTCATTATCATGGAATCTATCGTAATTTGGTGCTTTGACAATCTTATCTGTTTTACCATTTACAATATCTATATAGTTATCTATGCCATAATTTGATACATAATATCTTTTTTGTTCAGTAAGTTTTTTTGCATTACTAATTGTAGTTTTAAATTTTTCTAAGTCATCACCATCTAGTGCTTTCTTTATTAGACCTTGTATTGCTGTAGTAATTTTTAACTTTCTACTAGAAGCGTCTTCTTTAATAAAGACACCAATTTTATCTTCAACATAATTTAACATATCTTTAAATGGTTTACCATGTATCATAGGTATAAAATCACTATCAGTTAGACCTTTGTTTCTTAACATAGGTTTCATACCATCATACTGACTAGCCGATTTACTATTACCATACAAACTAGTAGTTTCAAACATAACTAAATTCATATCATATTTTTTATTTAACATCTCTCTTACTTGATGTGAACAACATAAGGCAGCTAACAATTTACCACCAAGATAATTATAACCAAAAGGTTGTGATGGTACAATTACAAAACCCATGATAGAAGTTTTATTAAAGATTTGTAAATTAGGAACATTACCTAATAAAACATTTCTAGGTCTCATGTTAATAACTGGCGAACCAAATCTCATAAAACCAACATACTTACCTGTGTTCATTTCTTTTACTGCAAGTTTTAAACTTTTGCCTGGAATACTGACCATATTACTATGACTTGATATCATATTAATACAGGTGTCCCATGTATGATTATCTAATTCTACAACTTGTAAATCCATGACCTGTGGTGACATAGTAAAATCATCAAATAATTCTGTATCTAAACCCATACCAGGAAGAGCAGTAGGTATAGTTTCAATTTGTGCCATTTTCTGGTCACGCATATATTGGTCTATACGACTAAACTTATCAAAGTAATCGGAGAATATATTGGCAACATGTTTTGCCTCTGTTTTATCTAGGGTTTTCGTCATTCATTTTCCATAATAATAATGCTGGTATTATAACACATAAGGCTGATAAAGTCAATGCTACACATAGACTCATACTTCATTACCCCAATAATCCCAATTATCATAAGGTTTTTTTCTAGCAAACATCTCTAAGTAAGGACCGCCAACCAATCTTTCTATTTCCTTATGAATAAGTGGTTTCTGCGAGTGTTTTTGTCTTTGTGATATAATAAGTTGTGATACATCTTTATGTATTCTTTTTGGTCTACCTCTTGTTGCAAGTAAACACATTTCAGGATTACCTCTAGTCCAATATCCTAGACCTGTAAAAAATCCCATAGTATTTTTATTTGTCTTTGCCCATGTAAAACCTACTGTCTTGTACTTAAAACCCCAGGCGTCTATGACTTTAAATGCCTGATCTAACATAGGGTCACACACCCACATTAAAAGGACTGAATCAGGTTTAGCAATGTCACTAACAGGTAAATTACAAATGTCAGCGAGGCTAAGGCAAGGATAATGTTTTTCAGGACTTTTATCTTTTCCTTTATTCGATCTTGTTTTAAATAACCAAGGAGGGTCTGCATATATTACTCCGTATTTTTTGTTTGGGAAATTAACCAAAGAAAGCCTCCAGACTTGCTTGTGGTTCTGACTTCCACCCTATTGCGTCTAATATAAATCTCATAGGATCAAGGAAAGTTTTTTGAAATTGTATATCGTAATCAACATATGGTTTTATTTTAAATTCATCTGGTAGTGTGGTCATATAGCTTATAACATCAAATTTAAATGGGTTTGCTTCTTTTAATTTTATAAATTTAATCTTATCACCTTCTTGTATCAAAGGATACTTTTGTTGTAGACCAAGTCTGTGTATCTGATAATTATATATCAACGCACCTTTGACATGTATTGGTGTGCCTTTAATAAAGATGTTTGCACTATCTCTATATTTTTTAAGATTGTTACAACTTCTAGGAAAAGCAATAGACTCTGGTTCTAATTCAAAAAATTCTTTTTTAAATTCTGCAACAAGTTTATGTAAATCAGTTTGTTCTTTACTCATTATAGTTTTAATGGCCTCTTTAATCTTAACACGACAAACACCTGGTGTTGATGATTTAACTGCCTCAATACCCATAAGTTTTAATTTAGGGTCAGCAAGTCTAACACCTTCCTCATCAAGAACATTTAACATATATCTTTTCTTTGCCACCCATATACCTTTGTCGGCAATTACTTCTCGTTTCATTACCATGGCATTTTTAAATGCGTTAGAATAATCTGCTAGCTCCTCAAAACATTTTTCGATATATGGTTCAATTTTATTATCACAAACTTTACCAAGAAAATCTATAATTTGTTCTTTAGTTTTACCTTGACAAGTTTTTTCTACAAGTTTATCAAATCTTACATAGATTGAATCTGTATCAGAGGCAACAATATAATCTATTTTATCTTTTGTTAATAAGATACCATTAATATATTCATTCACTTTCTTCTCAATATATCTTATAATAAACTGGCCAGCAGTTGTAATACCACTTGCTTGTCTTACATCATAATATCTAAAATATTGATTACCAACTGCACCATAAGCTGAGTTCAAGGCAATCTTCTTTGACCATTGAATATTATGACATCTTGCAATCTCTTTAACAAGTTTAGGATCTTTGGTCTTCTCATATTCTTTCTTTGCCTTTAACATTCTATTTTTGAATACAACTCTTTCATTGTACATTTTCTCCATCATTTCAGGAAGAAAACCTTGTTTATCATTTTTAAACTTGGCGCCGTTAGGTGTTAAACAAGCACCCTCTGTTTTAAGATAATTAAGTGGTACTTTCATGTCAATCATTTTATTAACATTGACACCGTGAGAAGATTCACCAATAATTTTTTCTGGCGAAATATTGTATTGAATAATTATATGTGGGTATAGAGAGTTAATATCAAATGAAACAATCCAATCATGGTCACCTATTATTGGTTCTTTTACATAAGCGCCTTCATATTTTGTTTCTTTACTATGTTCTTCTCTTGGTGGTACACATATACCTTTTTTCATTAAATGGTTTGCAATCAGTGTGTCCCATACTCTAACTTGTGAGAATATATCATCATAGTTTACTTTTGAATCATATGCAACAGTTAAACTTAAATCAATAAGACCAAGTTTATCTTCCAATGCGTCAACAATTTCAACATCTTGAATATTATAATCCACAAATGATTGAAAGTCTTTAGTATACCAATCTTTAAATGTGTCATAGCCTGCGTCATCTTTACCACGACCAAGTTCTAGTTCACCAATGAAGTCAAGTCTATAACTTTCTTGTCTTGTTGGTATAAACCACTTATACAAGTCAAGATAATCTAACATGGCAATACCATACAGATTATAAACAGTTTGTGGTCTACCTCTTACATTAATCTCTTCTCTATTTGCCATATTCCAAGGCGACATTCTGTTTGCAACCTTGTCACCTGCAATCAATTTAATTCTATTCATTAAATAAGGTAAATCAAAAAACTTGGTGTTCCAGCCTGTGATAACATCTGGATGATTTTTAATCCAGAATTTCATAAACTCAAACATCAATTGTTTTTCGTCTTTACATTCTACATAGGTTACATCTGTACGGTCAGTTACAAACTTACCTACACCCCATGTTAATATCTGTTTGTTAGATTGATTTTTTACTGTGATACATAATAATTCTTCTACTGGATTTTCTACATCTGGAAAACCACCTTCACAAGTTGTTTCTATATCAAGTGTAAATATTTTAATTTGATCTTTGTCCCATTCAATTACCTCAGGATATTCTGTACCAATATATTGATAATGATATCTTTCAAGACCATAGATAGGAGAATTTTGTGTGGCTATATCTTTACGAAATCTACGAGCTGCACTAATATTAGTAAACTCAATAGGTTTTAAAAACTGACCTTGTAAAGTTTTATATTGGGAGTGTTCTTGTGTTAGGGCGTAGAGGGTAGGACCAAAATCTATTTTTTCTTTATAGTCTTTACCGTTTAGAACACCACGAATTAAAAGTTTACCTTTATGTTCAATTACATTTTTATAGAAGTTCATCTTTTCTCAATTTCACCGTTACATTATTTAAATCATCATTAAGTTGTATCTGACATGCCAACCTAGACACGCCTTCAATATAACCTCTCTCATACTCCAAGAGTTCTTGTTCTAAAGAGTTTTCTTTTATCTTTAATTTATTTTGCCATTGTACACCATCCACATGAATATGGCAAGTCGCACATGCACAACAACCACCACAATCAGCAGGTATCTCTGGTAAATCCAGTTCTTTAGCTGCCTCCATGATGGTATAACCTACCGGTACATCAACCGATAGTGTTTTATCATCTCTTTTGAAATTTACTTTTACCATTAATTTGGTAAGTTAGTTTCAGTTATGAGTCCTTTATTTGGTGTAAGTATCTTACTTGTATTTTGTTCGTAAGAGTTTTTGATTTCATCTTTAGGTTCTGTCATAAAGACAACTTTATCTTGGCCAATAGTGATTGTATCACCTTTACCAAATGCATTATATAACGACATCATTAATTGTACTGGTTTGCCAGGTCCTAATTGTTGTGGTATTATTACAAATGGTTTATTTAAACTAATACCACCATCATTTTCACCAACTTTAGCGATTACATCTTCGCCTGTTGTCATTCTAATCACTTTCACGTCACTCATATTATCTCCTATTCTAAACTATATTTGGTTGTTATCACATATTTTCTTTGAGGATTTACCAATACATTTAATCGTTTCATAAATGCACGGTCAAGTAAGATAGGAGTTCTATCTTCTCTATCATCAATAGTAAATTCTACATCTTTATAAAAACCACCAGCAAACTCAACATTAAGTCTTACAACATATCTTGTTTCGTCATAGTCTCTTAAGCCGCCTACTTTGATTTCTTCTTTTTTAATTATTTTAGATGTAATGGTTTTGTTTAACAAACTCCATGTAATTTCATTTCCGTTTACTTTATATTTGTCGGCATGTATAACAGGCATGCCAGAATTACCCGTATCAAATTTTGATACAAGTTCACCAAAAGGTTTTATGGTCAAAATTTCTTTGAAACCACATTCTGTTGGCACCGTGTATCTGTTTTCTTTATCAGCAAAATGAGTGATAACTTCTTTTGCGATATTCATTCCTGTAGCGTCCTCTATACCCTCTGTACCAGGTGATGAGTTTACTTCAAGAAAATAAGGTGGTTCTTTATCTCTGTTTTTACTTGGTATAAAATCAACAGCAGTCCAATAACCACCAACTGCCTTAGCAGCTTTTAAACTTTCTTCTATTTCTAATTCTGTAAGTGTAATCTTTTTAGGTTTAGAACCTTGCGATACATTTGACCTAAAATCTCCTTCAATAACTGGTCTTGCCATAGCGGCTAATACTTTACCACCTAATACATGTACTCTAACATCATATTCTGTTTTGATATATTCTTGTATTAATAGGTCAGCGTCTTCATCTTGTTTGTGTATAAGTTGTACAATAGAATCTAAACCTTTTTCACTATCAACAAACAGTACACCAACACCTTTACTACCTCGTAAAGTTTTCATAATAAGAGGAAACTTAATACCTGCCTCTTTAACCTGTTCATTTGATTGTTCAGGATCACTAATTAACTTAGTCATAGGTTGTGTTAACCCATAGTCTGCAAGTCTTAATGCTGTTCTATATTTGTCAGCACATATATTAATTGTAGTTCTAGGATTTACAAGTGTTGCATTTGCTCTTTCTAAAATAGATACAAGGTCTAACCAACTATCTTTTCTAGTTATAGAACCACGCACAATTGCAACGGTCATAGCACCGACTTCAAAACCTTTTTTGTCATCTTTGTTATGAAACTTACGAACACCGTCCTCAAATGTAGTATAGCCACCTGTAAGTTTAAACAAATAGTAAGGATAGTTTAACTTCTTACACTCTTCTTGTAGTCTATCGGCAGTATGAAATTCTTTTGCATTATCTGGCTCATCTGTAATGATAAGCAGACGCAAAAACTTTTTATCGCCTGTAGCTTCTTCTAAGTAATTTTTAAACGGTTGTACTTGCACTTTTACTATCTTCTGGTTTTTTGCCTATATTATATTTAGCAACCAAGTTCCACTCACTTTTTTCTTTAAATGGTAAAACTTTGATTTGACTTAACGGGGCTTTGTTTTCTACTAATGTTGGTTGTACAACCTCAATTAAATTCCAATCTTGTAGTAATAATGTTATTGTATTTCTTCTTTGTATATCATTTTCTGTTAAACTAGAGTTCTTACCATCTAAGGCAAACAACTCTTTAAAGTGTGTTATGTAATACTTACCTTGTTTATGTAAGATATGACAACTCTGAAAAAGAGTTTTATCTTTTCTACTTGCAACACCAATTCTAGTTAAAGTTTCTCTGACTTTTAAGAAGTCGTCTGGCTGTTTGATTGTAACCTCTAGCATATCGCTAGGCGACCATTTTATTGTATCTTCACTCATTTTTTTCTCCCACCTTTTTTCAGGCCAATTTTTATAATTTCAATT